GCGATCCGATCAGCATCGTACGGGGTGTAGGGGCGATAGCTTTCCGCCTGCGCCCGCTCCATGATGTTGGTGAAATACGGACGAGCGTATTCGGGAAGGTTAGACGTTTCCGTCTTAACATTCTGCTGTGTGGGCTGACTGCTGCTCTTACCCATTATCTACCCCCGTTCCTGCGTCGTCCACAGGAAGCTCAAAAGACTGCCACATCGCCGTATAGCCGTCGTCTTTGAAGATGCGCGACCAACCGAGGCGAGCGGTGCTTTCTAATACCTCGCACTTGTTATCAGTTGCCCACTGCCGGAGCAACCGTAGCATGGGGTACTTCCAGCGACTAAAGTCCTCTCCTGTTACGAAAGGACAGCTAAGGACCCTTTTGCGCGGATAATCCATGACGGTCGTGACGATGCAGCCGATGATTTCTTCACCATCAATCGCGATCCACAACTGGTGGTTGTGGAAGAAGAGCAGGTCCAGCACATCCTCCGGCTCGTAGCGGCCATAGGTGTGTTTCGTGGCATTAGCGATGTAGCCCCGGATGCGGGGCCACACGTTCTGCACGTGTTCGGTCGGGACGTAGCTGGCAATGGCTTCGCTCATGCAAGGCCCTTCCGCAGCTTGGTATCCTGCCCACGCTTGGCCTTCTTACGCGCCTTGTGCGCCTTCTTCATCAGGTCGTAGAGCTTGTCGGCACCGCGCTTGGGGCTGCCCTTGCCGATGCGGCGCACGACGTCAGCCGGTACAACCACCTCATCGCGGGCCACGCGGGCAGGCTGGTCACGACCGATCCGGGCCGGGACACTATCACTTACCCCATCGCCGGGGCCTTCAATCGGACGACCACCAATGCGAGCGAGGGCTTCCTTACCAGCGTTGCTGCTACCGTTGCCGATCTCCGACACCGTGCGCGCATCCAGCACAAAGGCTCCATCCGACAACGGCACTTCGCCGCCACGGTTCATGCCGGGCATTTCGATCTGAGCGAAGCCCATGTTGTTCGACAGCGCCGGAGCGAAATCCATAGCCAAGCGAGGGCTGGAAGGGGCCGGAGGCGGCATCATTGCGGGTACCGGCTGCGGCATCATCTGCGGCGGCATCGTTGCGGGTACCGGCTGCGGCATCATCTGCGGCGGCATCGTTGCGGGTACCGGCTGCGGCATCATACGCTGCGGCATCATCTGCTGCGGCATCATTACCGACGGAGCGTCCATCGACTGCGGCAGTACCGAAGCGACGGGAGCGGCAGGCATGGTTCGGAAGCCGTGGTCACGCTCGCGCCCACGCATCATCGGAGAAGGCATCATACGCTGGGGAGGCATAGCACCTTGCGGCATGCCGCCCATACTCCGCTGCGCCATCAGTTGCTGGAGCGCGCCGCCCTTGAGACCACCCGGCATGTTACCCATACCCTGCGGGGCAGGCATCATTGCGCCGCCCTTGAGACCGCCCGGCATGTTACCCATACCCTGCGGGGCAGGCATCATCGCATTACCCTGCGACCGGAAGCCAAAATTACGCTCCATGCGCGGACGCTGCGCGGGGACCCTACCCCCTTCGGCCATGCCCAGCGACTTGTACGGTACGTAGCCGGGGACCGGGTTCAGGTTGTCGAAGAAGAGGTGTTCACGACCGCCACGCTCACGCGCCGGGGTAGTCGGCATCCGCACCGTGCGCGGAACCGGGACATACGGACCTTCGTACTTATACGGCTCCTCTTCCTCGTACTTCGGGAGTTTGGGAGCAAAGGCTTCGCTTATATTGTTAAGAACGCCGAGACCACCAGCGATAGCGCCGATATTGCCGGTACCCTTGATGTTGGTCGCATTCTTGAACGCGCCGAGGAAGCCCGGCTTTGCGGCGTTAGCTGCGGTACTCTCCGCAAGACCTGCGGCGGTAGGAGCAAACGTCGAAGCGGTGGCGGTTCCCCCCAGTACCTCAGGAACGAGATCAACAGGCGGTCCCGGCATGCCCATGAGAAGCTGTTCGGTCTGTGCTTCGGTAAGGCTTTGGGCCAGACTGGGAGCAGCACCTGCGGACACCGGAGGTGGAGGTGCGATGTCTGCAAATGCCTCCATAAACTTCGCGCTCGGTCCGGGAGCGGCCAACCCCGGCGCACCTGCAGGTGGGGCAGCGACAGGCGGGGTAGCGACAGGGGGCGGGGCAACCGGCGGGGTAGCCGGAGGAACCGGAGCATTGGAGGCAGCGTTGACCGCAGCATTGGTAGCGGCGTCGGTAGCAGCCTTCTCGCCCAATAGACCGAACGCATTCTTTGACAGAGAACCGCCCAGACCAACGGCGTTACCCAGACCGGCACCACCATAAGCACCGAGGCCAGCCATAAGCCCCTTGCTAAGATCGCCGGTCACCGCAGTACCAACAGCAGTGCCGCCAAGGCCGATGGCCCACGTGGGGATACCCACTGCCGCGCCGAGAACACCAAGGATCGTCGGCAGCAGCTTGCCCAGCCAGCCCGCTTCGGGGAGGCCGGTATGAGGGTTAATGGTCAGCGAACCCCCCGTTGCCATAGCCAGACCCTGCAGGCTGTTCACCTCGTTCGGGGTCATGTGGACGAGCATCTTGTCGTCGCCGCGTCCAAGGCTCTGCAGTTGCTGCGCCATCGGGCTGGCAAAAACAGAAAGACCCCCCTGTGCCGGGAGGCCACCCGTCGTTCCGGGGATAGGTGTGCCCAATTGAGGCTGCGCGGGCATTAGCTGGTTGTTTTGCATGGCTGACCTTAGACCGAGGTTATCATTTGCCAACTGCTACGAGTGTATACACAAGTTCCATAGCAAGTAGTACCCAAAAAACTAGACTGCCTTCGACACAAAAAACGCCTCGACAATAGCCGAGGGGGTGGCCGGGATAGCAGGCGTTACACCCGGAACAGCAGCCACTGCGGGGAGATGCTCCAGTATCACGTTGACGTTCGATACCCGCCACATGATCTCGATGTAGTCGTTAACCGCAGCCACAGTCAGCATGAGCGGCGTGACGGCAACCAAGAAGGATGGGTCGCCCGTCGATTTACGAGGGGGGATGGCAAAACGGGTGTTCGTGTCGGGTATGTCTACACCCTTGTACCGCAACCATATGTCGATGGTCTCAAGGTCGTTGACCGTGTTTTTGAACTGAAGGCTGTACGCCACATTATACATCCCCGGCTCGGAGAAGGTTATGCGCGTGTTGTTCACCCCCGTGATGGATATACCATTCACAAAGTCGGTGACCTCCAACCGGATTGCGTAGGCTTGGTCGATGGCCGCAGCCGTCTGGTCAACCCGGCTCTGAAACTGGTTGTAAGGGACGTAGATGCCGGTGCCATCCCCGTAGAAGAAGTCCGCCGTGTAGCTCTGGGCATAGTTGGGTGTGTTGCTGTCCAACTGCGAGAAGTACGTCTCGATCACCCGGATCATCTGCCGGATGTGCTGTGGATCGTACTGCGCCGGGGCGTTGGGTAGTGGCGAAGCGCGGAACTTGGTAAGTGCCATTAGCGCCTCCCGTCCGGGCGCGCATCAAGGCGCGGCGCACCAAGCTGCCACTGCACCCCGAGGTTCTGCGACCTGATCTTGATCGCCATCTGACGGGCACGGGCGCGGATGAAGACCTGCTCGGTGAACTGGCCGACTGACGTCTCGATGACGCGCTGCGTGTCCGCCGGGTCCGAAGAAAAGCGGCTACCGGGGAAGTTACGCGGGCGCATCTGGAACGTCACTTCCGGCGAGGCTGCGGTCGAACCCGCGAAGCCGACATCCGGCAGCAGGCGGCGCGTCAGCATGAACTGGTCGCCATCCTCAAGGTCGAAGTCCGACGACTGGATGTAGCTATCCATCGGCTCGCCATCGGCGTCGATGCCATCCTCGTGCTGGTAAAGATAGCCCGCCCCAACGCTGGGAACACCGTCCGTCACCACAACCGAAGAGTTCACCGCTTGCGGGTAGTAGCGTAGGGGAGTGTCGAGCCACGCTGTCCGGTCAATGGTGCCGTAATACCAGATACGCTCAAGGTGGTTATAGACCACATAGGCGTTGTTGTAGTCGCTGTTGGCAGTCGGGTAGAACCACCACACCTCGTTCCACTGCTCGTTGGTCCCGCAGATTACCTGATCCGACTGATCGAGGTTGAGGTTCTTGAACACGTGGTCGCGCAGGGTGCATGGCAGCGTCTCGACGCGGCCCGTGTAGGCGTAGAACTTGTCCTGCCCCATCCAGTAGGTGATGTTCGCTGCCGAGGCCATCGCACGGGGTGACATGACCGAGATGTTGTCGGCGTACTCCTGCAAGGCAAAGACGTCGGTCGTGCCGAGGAACTGTAGGGTGTAGAGGTTGGTGTCGGTCCAGACGAGGACTTCCTGCCGGGTCGGCATAGCGCGCACGATCCGTGATCCACGTGAAACGCGGAGGTCACCAGCGGTATTGGTCGTGGTCGGGGTCCAGTCGCCCGGCGTGTCTTGGTCGGCCCAGCGGATCAGCATGGGGTCAAAGTCGTCGGGGTTGGTCGAGCCAAACGGGACCGCGCCAAAGGCGATCAGGTGGCGGTCCTGCTGCGACACCAGCAACTGCATGATCTGCACCGGCACAGACGACCCGGTGAAGCCTTCGGCAATAGCGTAGTCAACGAGCCGCACGGCCTTGGTGTTCAACGCGCTGGTCGGGTCGTTGGTGGTGCCGCGTGCCCACCAGTAGCCTTCCCCGTTGCGGATGTTCATCACGAGGTCGTTGTCGAAGTTGTCGAACCACCAGTCACGCTGCGGCAGGTTGATAGGGGTGGTCGAACCCAGACCCCATGCGCCGCGCCCCCACGGACCGGTGCCCCAACCGTAACCCTGCACGGTGATCGGGTTGCCGGGAGAGACTTCGCAGGCGATGTCGATGGCGGTGCCGCCTTGCCCGGACAGGGTTGCGTTGGCAGCGGTCGTCACCGTGATGGTGAAGCTATCTGTGTCTACTACAGTAACACGATGGTTGGCGTTGATCTGGCTGGCGGGAATACCAGCAATCGGACCCACCACACCGGAGATTTGCACATAGTCGCCGTCGGTGAGCAGGTGCGGAACCGTCAGGTTGAACGTGACTACCGCGCTACCATTGGTCGTGGCGACTGCGTTATCCGTACCCGGCGACGACAGGGTGGGGTCCACCGTGCGCAGTGGGGTGATGTCGTAGAAGTAACCACCCGCCTCGATGTACGCCTTCTCGTTGGTGCCCAGCGCGAGGAAGTTGTCGCTGTAGGAAGTGATCCAGTTCCACATCTGGCGGCACACGCCGATGAAGGTATTCGGCGTGAGCTTGTTCCACCCCCCGACCTTCTCGGGGTAGCCCGAGCGAAACCTGATCTTGTCGCACTCGTACCAGCCGCCCTCGTTCGAGTAGTCGGTCTGGTCGCGGTTGACGCCGGGTTTGAACTGGAGCTTGATGAACGCCATTAGAGGATCGCATCCGCTGTGATGGTGATGGTAACAGGACCATAGACGGGTGTGGTCGTACCGGTACGCCGGATTTGGACTGTGATCTGAGCCTGTTCATAGCCTCCGGTTGAGGCCGTAACGAGCCACTCCCGTGTGTTTGTGAGCAACAACCACGCGCCGGTAGGGTCGCCGTAAACCGTGCCGTACACCAAGGTAGCGTACACCTCGTAATTGGTCGCTTGGGATGTAGGGGTGCACCATTGTTCAAGGGTGGAATAGTTGTTCTGTTCGTTCTGGCGGACCAAACCCCCGTTTGTTAGTTGGTACCCCGCAGTAGCGGAGGTAAGGCCCCCCGAAGAGTAGCCGATATTCTGACCTGTGATCGAGATGATGACCTTCGTGGTACCGTAGAAATTACGGATGCTGATCGCGCCACTCGACGGTACAGCCCCGTAGGTACCCGTGGTACCAGCGGGCACGTTCGCCCCACCAGCGTAGTACTCCGAAAGGCAGATCGGGTTAGACCCACCAAACTCCGTCTGGATGTCATTCAGCGAGAGCGGGCCGCTAGAGGGTAGAGGCATTAGATACTCCCGTACGCAGTGACATTGGCCTTGGCCGTGAAGTTGCCCGAGCTATCCAGCACGGCGATGGTGGTACCGTTGTACTGGAACAGCAGGTTGGTGCCAGACTGCACAACCGAGAAGTTGGCCGCAACGAGGTTCGCCGCGTTCGTAGCGTTGGTGGCCGAGGTAGCCGAGGTAGCCGAGGTGGCACTCGTGGCCGAGGTGGCAGTCGCAGCGTTTCCGCTAATGTTGATCCCGTAGGTACCACCGTTGTTGGTGACCGCAGTGCTGCCGTTAATGGTCAGGCTCGCGCCCGGCATCTCGTAGTTGGTACCATTGTAGAAGAGGTAGCGGTTCCCGGCGTTACCGAGGAAGAGAACCCCGGTGGTCGGAGCAGCGGTACGATAGGTCGTGATGTCACCAGTGAATATCGCACCCGAAAGCTGGGCGTACCCCGACAGCGCAGCCGAGGTGATGTAGCCCGCGTCGTTGGTAAAGGCCGACACCGCAGTCGGACGACCCGACACACTAGTCCATGCAACCGACCCGGCGCTGCCAGTGACGTTGATCGGCCACGACCCACCGAAGTTGGTGCTGTCCACCTGAATGCCGATCTGCGAACCGGTCCATCCGATGTAGATTTTGTTGGAACCCTGACCGACACCACCACCCTGCTGAACCGGGGTATACCCGAGCCGCGCCGGGATGTCGGTGTAGAAGGACGCTGCCTGCCCATTGAGGGCGCTGGCATTCGATGCGGTGGAGGCCGACGCGGCGCTCCCCGAAATGTTGATCCCCCACGTGCCCGAAGCGCCCGAACCAGTGGTCGAGGGCACCGACAGGTTGGAACGGGCAGTGGCAGCATCCGACGCACCAGTGCCGCCGTTACCGATGGACAGCGCCGTGCCCGACCAATTCGAGTTGTTGATCGACGACAGGGTGGCCAGCGAGCCGAGACCGAGGTTGGTCCGGGCCGATCCGGCATCGCCTGCGCCCGTGCCGCCATTGGTAACCGCAAGGACGGTGCCCGACCAGTTGGAGTTGTTGATCGAGTTGAGGGTGGCGAGCGATCCGAGACCAAGGTTGGTCCGCGCCCCAGCAGCAGTCGTAGCCCCCGTGCCGCCGTTGGCGACAGCCACAGTACCATAGACGTTGGCGGCGTTGCCGGTGAAGCCGTTGCCGTTGAACTGGCCGATAGTCACACCGTTCGACCGGACGTTCATCACGCCATCCGAGGCCCAGCTAATCCCGGTATCCTGCGCACCATCGCTGTTGAAGGCGAAGCCCCCGTCACCGAGAAGCAGCAGGCTGCTGAACAGCTTCTGCCCCGAGATGGTCTGGCTACCAGTGGTGTAGACCCCGTTGGTCACCGTCGCGGCGTTGCCGGAGATATTGATCCCCCACGTGCCCGAGGCACCCGAACCACCAGTCGAAGGAACGTCGAGGTTGGTGCGCGCATCCGCAGCGGTCGAGGCACCAGTACCACCATCGGCAACGGCCAGATCGGTCGTCAGCGTCAGCGAGTTGGCGCGGGCCGCACCGTTCACATCGAGAAGCGTAGAAGGGGAGACCGTACCGATACCGAGCCGACCGGCACTGGTAAGGCGCATGAACTCCGTGCCGCCACCGGTCACGAACCCAATGTTGGAGGTAGAGACCAGACTTAGATCGCCCGCGCGCACGTAGACTTGGTTGCCCGTGGACACACCGAAGGTGAGCAGGCGGGGGTCGCTTGGGGAGAAGGTTACCCCGCTGACCGCAGCATTGGCCGAGATGTTGAACACTTCACCTGCATCAAGCGAAGCGGGGGTGGCAGTCACAGCAGACGAGAAGATAGCCGACCGGTAGACGTTCGACACCACCACAAGGCGATCACTAGGGCTGCTGGTGCCAATCCCGACGTTGCCGGTGCTGGTGATGCGCATCCTTTCGGAACCTGCGGTGTTTAGTGTGAGCGGGCCATTCCCTTGGACCGCCAAGTTCAACCCACCAGTCCCGGTGTTGGCAATATCCATCGCGCCATTTGCGCCCGCGTAGCGCATGATGCGCGCTTCGAAGTCCGACCCCGCAGTGGAGTGGAAGTCGATGTAGGCCGGGCCACTTCCCGACCGGTTACCACCGATCTCGATGGCGCAATCACCCGTGCTGACGCCGTTGCCGGTGGTGAGCGTGCCGCCAGTGCTAAGGGCACCCGTGAAGTCTGCAGACGTACCGGACAACGCACCGCCCAGCGTCAGCGACGACAGGTGGGTAACCGCATCCACCACGTTCGTGCCGTCGCTGTAGACCCACATCGTCTTACCGGCGGGGACCGTGATCCCGGTGCCAGCAGCGGTCTTGACGAGGACGCTATCAGCGCAACCGTTGCTGACGATGTACGGCTTCTCGATGCTGGGGACCACGAGGTTGCGGGTCGAGCCACCAGTCGTGCCGATCAGACGAAGCCGCAGGTTGCGGGCAGTCTGCGTAGTGTTGGTGTTGGTCAGTGTCAGCGTGACGTTGGCGCTCGCAAAGGTGACGTCAGCCGAGCCGACGATAGCCTCCTCAATCGCAGTACCAAGGTTGGTGTTGGTGACGTCACCCCACGTGGTCGCGTTCTCCCCCGTGGTCATCAACTGGATTTTGAGAGGGCTATAGGTACTTGCCATGTCAATCCCTTACGTCGGTATCTGGGTCCAGACGACGGTGTTCCCATCCGCCACTTGGACCCAATTGCTCGGTTGGGTGTCGTTTACCGCCTGCCAGTTCGGTGTCTGGTTATCGGAAATACCCACCCAGTTGCCCGTTTGTGCGTCGTTTACCGGCACCCAGTCTGGGTTCTGGTTGTCGTTGATGACCCCCCAGACCAGTACGCTGGTAATAATCCCCGAGGCTTGTACACCAACCGGGACAACATTGGAACTACCTACGACACTAGGAGCAGTAACATCACCCGTGGCCTCAACACCGGCCACAACTGCGCCCGCACCTGCGCTGACGACGACCGAACCAAGGGTGCAGACTGCCGATACACCAGTGACGGTGACAATGGCTTTGGCCCCAACTTCAACAGTGCCAAGCTGAGCGCTGGCTTGTACGCCATCGACATATACCGGGGCATCTGCCTCAACGACGACCGTGCCGAGGTCTGCGGAAGCTGCGACCCCCGTGACCGGGATCGAGTTGACCGTGCGGGTGGTAACATCCCCGAGTTCAGCCGAAGCTGCCAGACCGGTGACGAGATTGGCGCTGCCGCCCGTGGCGTTGACTGTACCAACCGCAGTGGTCGCCTCGACCCCGGACACATTGACGGGGGCATCGGCTTCGACAACAGCGGTGCCAAGCAGCGCGGAGCCTTCTACCCCGGTGGGGTATATAAAGGCTTCGTTAAATACGGTGACGGTGCCGACCGCGCCGGTCGCAGCCAGTCCAGTGACGAGGTTCGCGCTACCTGCGGTAGCAATAACGGTGCCGACCGCACCGGTCCCCTCTACACCGTCCTCGATAACCACAGCATCGGCGTCGATGACTGCCGTGCCGATCTGCCCGATGCCTTCGACACCGGTAAGGAATACGGTTACCCGGACGCTCTCGTTGATGTCCGAGAAGGGAGTGGCCGAGAAGGGAGAGAAACCGAACATACGTCTGTCCCCTCCTTTCTCGGCTTAGGGTTACATTAGTACCTGTAGCTTAGGCTGCGCTACGCTTCGACTTCACCGACCATACGGCCACGAAAACGGTGGCAAGCGCACCGGCCAGTGACACGGCGGTCTCGCTGTCGATCCAGCCCTTGGCGGCGGCAAAACCACCGACAGCGGCGAGGATGGTACGGGCAACGCCGTGGAGTTCACTCTTCGACATATCAGCTTCCTCTCGGATACTCTTTCCAAGGCAGTTCCCAATGCGGGCCGTCCTTGAAAGTGCGCCAGTCCCCACCCCAAGTGATCGGGACTTTCTCGGCAGCGGCGGCGGCTTTCACGGTCTTCGCGAGACGGTGGTAAAGCGGCCAATCCCAAGACACCTTCCCACCGAGCATCGGTGCCAGATCGACAGCGTGGCCGGTGAGGTGGCGCGAGTTCATCGTCTTCGTCGCCTTTTGGGCAAACAACTGCCGCTGGCGATCCAGCGTGCGCAGCCCTTCAAGGACGGTGAAGTCGAGGTCCGACATAGCTGCGGCGCGCTTGACTACGCGGACGAGGTCCGGGTGGACCCCCTCCAAGCGCGCCAACGAACGTGCCCCCAGAGTGATGGACATTACGCAGCCTCGTCTTCCTGCATGATCTCGGCCTGTGCCTGCGGACCAGCCTGTGCTTCGGCCTGCGCACGGATGCGCTGCATCAGCGGCCACGCGCCAGAAGCGGTGGGAAGCTGGCCGAGGACGTTCAGAATGTCGTTCACGGCTTCGAGTTCGAGTTCGAGCTTAATCATAGGTACTCCTTACGGCGCTGGTGCCCACGGAAGGGGCGGGGTTACAACAGGGGGGTTGATCTGGTCTTCGATCTGCTTGGCCACGTTGGCCTCAAGCGCGGCGACCTGTTCCGCGCCCATAGCAGCTTGCACCCAGCCGATAACCTGCTCTTCGGTCAGGTCCTCGTAGGGGGTGAACGGGACATCGGGGTCGATGCTGACACCCTGCGAGCCATAGACGCTGCCGCTGTAGGTGCCGTCCGTGCCAGTCAGCGTCCAATGGACGTTGAAGACCACATCGGTCTCGCCGTCTTCCTCGGGGTATGCGTCCATCTGCACGACGGACCAAGTGTTGGTGACTGCCATCTTACTTCCTTTCCAGTTCCGCCACGCGCGCGGTGAGTTCTTTTACAGCTTCGATCAGCAACGGGACGAGCTTGTCGTAGGCCACGGTCTTGTATTTGCCGCCTTCCGGCGCGTCGTGCATACTATCCGCGACGATTTCCGGCAATACAGCTTGGACCTGATCGGCCAGAACACCGTAGTCGTATTCTCCGGCGTGGCCCAGAAACTCCTGCTGCTTCCAACGGAAGCGGACACCGTCGAGCTTGCCAAGCGTAGCCAGCGCGCCCGTGATAGGCTGCACATCCTCCTTGAGACGCGGGTCCGAGTAGGCAGTAACGTTGCCCGCAGCGGTCATGTCGCCACTGGGCATGTAGACGTACCAGCGCCACGAACTCGCGGACCACCCGCCCGCGCCGAAGTATCCGTCCGGGCGAAGACCAAGGTGCATGCCGTACGTGCCTTGGCAGTGGAACGACATCGCGGCCAAGTTGCTGTCGCCCGTGCCGCCGTTGTTCATGATCTCGACGCCGGTCGCGTTACCGGACGAGGAGCTGCTGGCATAAGGGCCGAAACGGGCGTGGCCGCTTGCGTCGATCCGCATCCGCTCGGACTGTCCGGGGCCAAACAGGAGGTAGCCGGGTCCCATAAAGCGCATGCCCGCGACGCCCGCAGAGGTGGTCGAGCTAGCGGTTTGCTCAAGGCGGAAGTTCCAGACGTTGTCGCCGGTAAAGTAGTTGCCATCGTTCGGCAACGTGAAGGTCATCATGGTCTGGAGCGTGAAGTCTCCAAAGGATGTGACGTTCAGGGCCGGAACCGGCCAGTCCACCGCCTCAGTGGGGGAGGCGTTCGCCCCGTTGAAGTTCTGGAGCCAAGTGGTGCCGCCTTTGACGTTGAAACGACATTGAGGCGAACTTGTACCAAGCCCGACACTCCCGGCGCTGTCGATACGCATCCGTTCGGTATTGCTGGTCGCAAGGGCCAGAATACCTGCGTCTTGAACGTTGATAGAGAAAGGGCCAGTCCCGCGATGGTTCAGTTCCGAAGTTGCGTTCGGACCACCATTCCCACGGAGCAGGCGCAGGCCGTAGTCGGTGTAGGTCGTGTCCCCGATCAGGTCGATGTAGGCAAAGTTGTTGCCCGTGCGGCCCTGACCGACCTCGATCCGGTTGTCGTTGTTGAACCCCGCGCCGAGAATGATCGAGTTGGTACCGAGCCAATTACCGCTAGTATCAATCCCGAGCCGGGTGCCACCGCCTGTCTCGTCGAAAATATTGAAGTTGGACCCGGTGCCCATGCCAATCAGCCACGAGCGGCTGGGATTAACTTGGCGCACCCAGTTGTCGGAAGCGTTGATGCAGACCGTGCGGCCACCGGAGGAGGTGCCGACGAGGAACTCGCCGCTGCTGTTGATGCGAGCGCGCTCGGAGCCGTTGACGATCCAGTAAGTGATATTGCTGCCGCTATCGACGATCATGCGGTTGTTGGCGTTGCCGCCATAGACCGCAAAAGCCGCAGCACCCTGCGAGAAACTCTGGATCGGCGTGCCCGCAGCGTTATAGACGACGAAGTTGTCGTCACTCTGGAGGGTATAGGTAGCCGTACCCGTACCCGCAGCGTTGCGGAACGTCATTGCATGGGTGTTGCCAACCCGAATAGAGCCACCCACCACATCGAGCCGGACACCGGGGCTGCTGGTCCCGATCCCAAGGTTACCTTCAAAGCTCGCGGAACCCCCAGCACTCTGGAGCGCCAGATGCCTTGCGCCCACACCCGACTGGAACGCATTGACATCGACGCGAGAACCGTCGGTGACCCCTACCGTGAACCAAGTAGTACCACGGGTTACGTGAAAAATATCAGTTGTCGAAGTGCCGTTGACATCGAGGCGTGCGCCGGGGCTGCTGGTCCCGATCCCGACGTTGCCGCTGCTGTCGATGCGTATCCGCTCGGAGCCGTTGGTGAGGAAACCCCAGAACTGGCTGTTGTAGTCGTAGTAGGCGAGGTTGCGCTGGAAGTTACCACTACTGTTGAGCTGGGCTATGCCCAGACCGCCAGTCGTGCCGCCGACGTTGGTGTTGTAATAGTAGATACCCGCGCCACCCTGCGAACCGGCGGCACTCGGGCCGAGCATCTGCAAGCCAGAACCAGCAAACTGCGTCGTCGAATTGTTGGTGACGCGCATCCCATTATGGGAAGTCGTGTTCGTCACGACGGTGAGGGTCGCACCGGGGCTGGTGGTGCCGATCCCGACGTCACCCGCGCTGGTGATGCGGGCGCGTTCGGTGTTGCTGGTGGCGAACACCATCGCGGCGGCTTCTTTGTTGACTAGCCAGAAGTCTGAACTGGACAGGTAGAGGTGCGTGCCATCGTTAGAGGTAGCGCCCGTGGTCGGGTTGCTCCACTGTATCTGAGGCTGGGTGCCGTTGATTTGGAACTGCACGGTGGGCGCGGTGGTCCCAAGGCCCAAGTTGCCGCTGCTGTCGATGCGCATGAACTCGCTCGTTGCGCGACCGAAAGCCATCGCAGCCGAGGAGCCATTAAGGAAATCAATATACCCAAACGGGGTGAGATCGACTTGCGCTTGGACGCGCAGGGCTGTCGTCTGCCAATCGGTGCCGTTCGAAATCCGGTTCAGTGTAGTCTGAAGCGCGACGTTGTTCGTGCCCGCTCCGCCGCTTAGACGGCTAACCGAAATCGAATTGCCCGCCGTGGTGCCAACGGCAGTGCCAGTGCCGACATCAAGACGGTAGCTCGGACTACTAATCCCGATCCCGACGTTGCCGCTGCTGTCGATGCGCATGCGTTCGGTGGCAGAAGAGCCAGTCGAGAAGGCCATGAAGTTTGAGCCATCGACCGTGATGCGCCCAGCTTCGGTGCCGTTGATCGTGTAGAAGTCGTAGGTCTGTTGCCCTGCGGGGGCGATGCGCTGGAAGGCCGCGTAGCCAGCGGCGCTGGAGCGCGACACGACGATGTTGGCCCCAGAGGCCGTGGTTACGTCGAGCTTGGCACCGGGCGACGAAGTACCGATCCCGACATTGCCGCTAATATCGACACGCATCCGCTCGGTGCGCGCATTGTTGTTCCCCGTGTGGACCGCAAATGCAGCCCCGGCCAAGACACTCTGGAAAGCACCGGACCCGACAAAATAAAGCGCGGTCCCCGTACCGGGGTCAGAGCCACCTGTGCTGGTACGGATCGTCCCACCCACATCCAACGGCGTAGCAGGACTACTTGTAGCGATCCCGACGTTACCGCTACTGTCGATCCGCATCCGTTCAGAGCCGCTAATCAACCAGCTATGACCATTGAATGCAAAGTAGTTCTGGTACGCGCCATTAACGCTTTGGATGCCGTTGTTGGTGTCACCAAGGTACAGCCGCGCAGCCTGCCCCGAAGTCCACCCGGCAGCAGGGATGATGAGTTCGTCGCCCTGCACCGTAAGGCGGCTGCTGGGGCTGCTGGTTCCGATCCCGACGTTCGTGCCGTTGTCGAAGATGACAGAGGCCGATACAGCCGAGGTGCCGTTGCCCTTGACCAGATAGCCCGAGGACAGCGTTGTCGCGCCTGTGCCGCCGTTGGCGACGCCCAGCGTGCCCGCGAGCGTAATCGCGCCAGTGGTACCCGTTGAAGGTGTAAGCCCCGTGGTGCCCGCGCTAAACGAAGTGACACCGATACCACTCAAGGAGGCCCATGAAGGGGCACCGCCAGTGTTGCCGACAAGAACTTGACCGCTAGTGCCCGCAGCCGTGACCGCGAGGGCTGACGTACCGTTACCATAAAGTACACCATTGGTCGTCAACGTAGCTGCGCCCGTGCCCCCATTGGGCACACCAAGGATAGCGGTACCCGCCGCAATGGACGCCCCGTCTTGAATGACCGCCTTACCAGCAGGGTAGTCGCAGAAGACGTCCTTCACGCCCGCCGAGAAGTTGACCAGCGCGCCGCCGCTACTCGATGCCAGCACGGTATCACGGGATAGCGTAGTACCAGCAGCCGTGTAGGTGCCGATGCCCACTTCCCACTGGGAACCTGCCGCAATCGTGTAGTAGGTTGTGTTGCCGTTGCCGATGGCCGCAAACGACTGATACCCGGCAGACGCACCCGCGAGAGTGATCGTGCCGGTTCCGGTAGTGGTCGTCGTTTCCTTTACGCGGTCAGCAAAGGCAAGAGCCATTAGGCGATCCTGATGATAGCGGTCGAAGCAGCCGGGGTCGGGAAGATGATGGTGAAATCACCGTTGGTCGAGGTCTTGTCCGAACCGAAGTCCAGCACCGCCACAGCCGGGTTGGTCAGCACCGAACCACCGTTCGACAGCGCCGACGGGGTGGTGTTGTAGATCAGCGCACCGCGAGCCGTGATCGTCGCGTTAGCGAAGGTCAGATCGGCAAAGTCGGTGAAACCGGTCGTGCCCGAAGTGACCACACCGAGGTTGGTCAGCGTGCCGCCGCCAGTGGTGTAGTTGGTGCCCGACGACGAAACCTCCCCAGTCGCCGTATAGGCAGTCGTGGTGGCGTCAAGGTTAGCCGACGAGGTGTAGAGCGCCAGCTTGAAAGTATCGCCGGAAGTGGCGCGGAAGTCGTGCACGCTAAGGAGGATTTCCCCCTTGAAGCTGGTGCACATAGCTTGGGTAATTGCCATCGGGGCCTCCTTACAGGTCGAGGATCGGGATCATCTCCGGAAACCCGGCCTCCCGCAGTTTGTTGGATATGGACACACGGTCGGAACGCACCGCTTCGTGTAGGTAATGGATCAGTACCGCTCGGATCGACGACCGAAAGGCTTCCGCCTGCTCCCGGATAGCCGGATGGGCGGTGCTGCCCACGTAGATGATCTTGTCGAGGGCGCGCTCCGCGATCTCCTCGGGAGTGAAGCCACGCCCCGTGGTGGTTTGGACATCGACGGCCCCAATAGCCCCTACAGCATCGAACATGGCTTACCTCACCGGGTAGCGGGCCTGCCCGCTGCGATACATATCCTGACGGTTCTTGCCCTCGCCAAGCTGCTTGAGCATGGCCATCGCCTCGTCATACCGCTTCTGGTAGCCAGCCATGACATCGGCTTCGCCCTTCATGAAGGTGTAGGCTTCCAGCAGCGCCCCGTAGAGGAGCGCACTGTCAAAGTTGTCACCCAGCCACGAAGTGCCCGCCTCGACGATGGACGGCGGGTAGTAGAAATAGTGGAGTTCGACTTGGTAGTTCGCATCCGGGGTCGGACCAAGGATGTACGAGTTCTCGTCGAAATAGGCGTAGCAGTACGGTAGGCCCGTGTCGCTTGGGTTCGGAAACGACTGCCGGATGAAGCTGACGTCCTTGTTGAGCAGGAACTCGTAGTTCCCGTCTCCGTCGATCACGGCCAGCGAGAAGTTGGCGAGCCAGTCCGAAGGCACCGAGAGGTACTTATTCCCTGCTGTGACGTTACCGGTCACATTCTTCCGCAGGTCCAAAAGCTGGACCGAGTTGAAGATGCGCTGCTCGGCCTCCTTGATGAACGCGTTGATCTGCTCGGTGGACGTCAACGTCACCGTGCTGGAGCCGTCAGAGCCGGTCCACGAGGTGTTGGGGAAGTCGTTTTCGACGTACCCCTTGATGGTCTCGAACAGTTGCGCGTAGTTCACGGGTTACCCCAGCTTCTTGCTGCTATTCGTCCCCTTGGTAGCCGCGCCGGTTCCGCGAGTTTTCACGGTCTGGGTGTTGGCAACCTTGTTCGGATAGCCGTTGTTGTTCGGCACAATCGGCACGATCTTGGGCTTGTAGTCCATGTCAGATGCCCTTCTTCGGCACAGCGCGCACCGACTTCTTCTGGTTGGCGACCTTCGCCAGATTACGGCCCATCGCCTTCATCTGGGCATTGGTCTTGCCGCCCTTGGCCATCTTGGTCAGCGGCTGACCCTTATGCTTGGCGCGCTCGTGCTTGTGCACCGCAGCGGCCACCATTTTCTTGTCTTGCTTGAGGTCCTTCTTATCCATCGTCATTCCTCCGTCTGCACAGTCACCGTGCCTACTTCACCAACTCCTAGTAGCGTATTTGGAAGTCCAGATAAACCCAAAGGATCGTTTAGTCCTACGGGGTTCCAACCCCACTGAATGATCCGGCTACCTTCACCGACAGACCCGTCGGCCATCAAGCCAGACTGGAAGTAGGTCGTGTCGGGACGCGGATTGCGCAGCGCCTGTGGGTCATCGACCGGGTACATACCAAGCTGAAGCTGTGGTTGATCCGGTTCCCAGCAGGTTGGGCACACGAGGATGTTGACGTTCTTCGTCTTGATGACGAGACGCCGAAGCTGCTTGAGCTTGTAACGGAACCCGCAGCGGTCGCACTGCGAGATCGCCCATTTGCCAGAGGCGAACCGATTAGGCATCGCACCTCCTAGTAGAACATCTGACGCGGGGCGATGCGGAGCGGGGCCTTTTCACGGTCCTCGTCTGCAGCCTGCTGCCAGAGTTCTTCGTATTCGCTCTTGAGCATCATGGTGCGCTCCAGCCCGCCCGGCACCTTCTTGGACAGGTGATAGGCCAGACCAGCCACCATGCACGGAAGGAAGCGGAATGGAATGTCCTGCGTCGTGACGCCGTTGCCAGCGTCTTGGATGCGTCGGAGCCGCCAGTAGACGAAGGTGTAGTAGTTGCTCTGTTCCGGCGCGGGCCAGACGTTGATCTGCGGCTCCCGCACGCCGGTCACCGGGTAATTCGCACCCGACTGCCGGTTGATCCAGACTTGGATCGGGCGACCCTGCGCATTCTTGTTCGGGATCGTCGAGTAGGTATCGACACTGATCCGGCTGATGTTGATGTCGGTTTGCGCCTGCCCGGTCTGGGTGCGGATCACGTGGTCGATCAGGTCAATGGTATCCGCAGGTAGATCGTAGGTGATCTGTCCCTGCACCAACGGGATACTCCCCTGTTCGATAGTCCATAGGTTGATGCCCCGGTTAGCCCACTCAATCGTCAGGAGGTTGAGGCTGCGCCGGGCAGTGCGCAAGTCGTAGCCAGTACGAAGCTCGGCACCGCAACGCTCGAACGCTTCCTCAACAAGCTCGTTGAGGTTCATGTTGAAGGTAGTGGTGCCGCTCGTGGTCATCTGTATCTCGCCGTCTTTTTGGCGATGGTCTTGGGCTGCTTCACGAACTGCTTGCCCTTAGCCATGCCTTCTCGCTTGGCCTTCGTTGTAGCAGCGTATTCGGAAGAAGTCAGTGCCTGTCGCGCTTTCTTCGGGAGGTATCGCTCCCCGGTCGCCTTGGGGCCTTGGGTTGAGGGTTTACCGGACTTGGTACCCCACTCTTCCTTCGTCCACTTGGACAGCGATTGCTGGGCCTTGGTCTTGGGGCCGGAGTATCCGCCCCCGGACTTCTTGTACCGTTGGGTCGCAAGCTGGGCTTTGCGGGCAGACCACTGGCCGGGCTTGCCGCCTTTGTCGCTGGCCTTCACGGCGGCGACAATGCGCTTCCACTTGCCCTCGTCTGTCCGCGCCACCTTACTTCCCCTTCTTGAAGCCCTTCAAGACCTGCGCAAACCGGGCACGCTGGCCCAGTTTGCCGGGAGCCTTTGCCGCCTTGGCGAGCGTCTTGGCGGGGATTTTTTGCCCCTTCTTGACGCCGAGCGCGGCGCGCAGGGCACCGGGCTTCTTAATGGCCTTCTTGATGTCCAGCTTACCGCCTTTGGCGTACATGGCCACATCGTCGGGGTTGTCCTTCCGACGGATGATCTTCTTCCCCGGCATCTTCGACGCCCGGATGTCGCCCATACCCCGCGAAGCGCGCATTACATGCACTTCCCGCCGCCAGCGAGCATCTTGCCCTTGGTCTTACCCTTCTTGGCGATGCCGTCAGCACGAGCCGAAGCCGAGCCGCCCTTGGCGTACTTCGGCATCGCACGGCCCTTGGCGTCAGCCGACTTGTTCATCATGGCCTTACCGGCCTTGGTTGCCTTCTTCATCGTCTTGCCTCCTTTGGCGTAGGGGGTGGCCTTCTTCGCCGCCTTGCTGGCGTCCTTGGCCGCTTCGGCGTTACGACGCCGCATCTCTTCGAGGAACTTCTTGCGCTCCGGGGTCAGCGGCACGGTGTCGGGACCCCCAGTGATCGGTTCACGCATGCGCGGATCGCTCGCCTTGGGCTTGGCCGTGGGGCCACCGGAACCAAACTTTTTGCTCTTCATCTCATCAGCCCTTTCTGAACTCGTCGAGCTTGTCCTCAAGGCGCTTGAAGGCGCTGTCGAACCGCTCCCCCAGTTTATCGACCGTGATATTCATCTCGGCCCGAGTAACATGGTCTCGTGCGATCTCCTCACGGGTCTTGTTGAGCAGGATCGTGATCCTGTCCAACTCGTCGAACTTCCCTTTAATGAGGAAGCCCATAACCGCCACGATACCGCTCAAAATGACGTTCCATACCATCATTTCCATCTTAGCAGTTCCACGCCCTCAATGACTTGTTGATCCGGCTGTTCGGATCGTTTGCGGTTTTCGAGGACGTCAGCTTCGACTTCATCCCCTTCATGCGCGAGCAGAAGGACTTCCGACGGGAAGCGTCTTTCTTCGTTTTCGGATTGGGTGCCGGTGGCTTGAGGTTCATCCCCTGCTTCTTGGCCGACGCACGCCCTTTGGCGTTGAGGCCACCCTTGGGGTTCTTACCTTCCTTCCGGGTCCAAGCAGGAGACTTAGCCATCAGACCATCTTCCCCTTGGTCTTGCCCTTCTTGCAGCAGCCGTCGGCGCGCTTCGAGGCCGAGCCGCCCTTGGCGTACTTCTTGACCTTGCCGCCGCGCTTCATACCAGCGCCAGTTTCGACTTCCGCAGCTTCGGCAACCATACCGGGCTTTTTGCCCTTCTTGCCCTTGATCGCATCAACCGCCAACAGAGCCGGACTAAGATTGCGCAACCCGCTAAACAACCCTTGGCCGCTAACCGCCCCGTACAGCGGGGAGATCGAGCCAAGCACCTTGTCGATTTTTGCCATCTCGACCTCCTTAACCGTAGAAGATGGTGATCGCGGCGACGTCGGTGAGCGTGCCGTACAGACCATTCTCTGCCAGAATACCCTGATCGGGCACGGGGATATAGAAATCACCCGTGTCGGCAGCGGCGGAAGTGTTCAACGTGAACAGGATGTCGCCACCCGACGACCCGTCGCGCACCACCACAGTGCCCGCCGTTGCGCCATTCTTGACGTAGATACCCTTCACGCGGGTACGGAACGTGCAGTTTGCATCGCTCTGGGTCTTGAACACGCCAGTTGCGGTCAAAGGCTTGGTGACCTTGACGTCAGTTTGCATAGCCATAAGCCAGCCCTCCTATGGATCAGGATTAGGTGGCGCTGATGGCAGCAAGCGTATCGCAGCGGAGCCAGTTCGTGCCGTTCGAGAAAGCCACAACCGGGCTGCCAGCAGCGCCGTTCGAGACGTAGATCAGCGTGCGAGCGTTGGCCGAGGCCGAGGGGACACCAGCGACGGTGTAGGTCGGGAGAGTGACAGCGCCGGTCACGTTGCCGGTGACATTGCCGACCACGTTGCCGGTGAAGGTGCCTTCAAAGCCATTGTCCGAAGCAACCGGACCCGAAAAAGTAGTGCGAGCCATTATTGGCCTCCTGTGTAGTAGCACATCCTCGTACCGTCTCTACTAAGTCCGCTAGGTCGGTCGGTACGAGTGGTTAATCCTAGTTGCGTACGTGTACCACGCACAAAGAAAGAAGGGAAGGAGTTTTACCTCCTTCCCTCCCCCCTGTTTCCTTAGGCAGCGCCTTCGGAACCGTACATGCCCAGCGGGTCAGACCAGCCGAACGAGTAACGCTCGCGAGCCTTGTAGCGGACGTTCCCGGTGTCGAAGTCACCGTCCATCGACGTAGCCATCGGCGTACGAACGAAGTGCTTCAGACCGTTCGGCACATCGGTGGTCAGGAACCACGCATCCGTGTCGGTCAGGAAGTGGTTGACGGTGTAGCCTTCCGGGATCGAGCCGTTCGACTTCAGAGCGTTGATGTCGTTGTCGGCAGTCGAAACGCGCAGTTCGGTTTCGAGCAGACGAGTAGCAACGAACATCAGGCTCGGCGGGACCACCAGCTTGCGCGGCTTGGCTGCGATCAGCAGGCCACGTTCGTCGGTCCAGCCAGCGATCTGAATGACAGCCGCTTCAAGCGACGTTTCGTTCAGGTCAGCCGGGGTGCTGGGGACGTTCGAGTTGGTGCCACCCGAGACCAGCGGGTGAGCGTTCGAGAACAGCGGCTGTCCGTCGCCACCGGGGTAGTCGGTGTCGAAGCCGTTGTTCAGGACCGCAGCAGCCTTGGTCTGCTTGGTGTAAGCCATCGCACGGGCGAGGGCCTTGGTGTACCGCGACGACAGGCTGTCGTACAGGTTGTCTTCGATGGCTTCTTCCGTGAGCGAGAACCCGAGGGCAATCGTCTCATGGTTGTAGCGAGCCGTGAAGACTTCCTGTGCGTTGTCGTACGCGATGGCACTGCCTTCGTTCTTAACCGGAGCAGCCGAGAAGCCCGACAGCTTGGTTTCTTCTTCGAACGAACGCTCGGAGCTTTCGGTTTCGAAAATCTCCTTATGCTCTTCACCGTAACGGGCGTACTCAAGGCCGAACAGGGCGTTGAGGCCGGGCAGAAGCTCCTTCAGAAGCTGTGCGCGTGAAATTGCCATTGTTCAGTCTCCTTAGACGCCAGTCGGGTTGAGATACTGGTGCATGCCCTGGTTCCACTTGACGATCACCTCGGTGTAGTTGCCGGGGTTGCCCGCCTGTGCGGTTTCCGGCACGACGTCGATGACGCGGACCGGCAGGGTGTTGGTCGTCGCGGTGTTGTCATCGACAGCGACCCGCGAGTTACCAGTGATGGTGTTGCCAGCGTTCTGGACCAGAGCGGCGTTGTTACCCACAGCAGTGCGGGTGACGAAGCCAATGGTGGTGCCAGACGAGACCACAGCGACCTTGAACAGCGCATCCGGGTCGTCAAGCACGTAGGCCACGATGTCCGTGGCGACCGTGTTGGCCGGGTAGTACTGACGGAAGGTCTTCCCGAACACCGGATCGGTGTACGAGCAGCCGAGGAAAACGCCGACCGGGGTGGCGGTGGAAGTACCGGTGTCCTTAGCCAGAGTACCGGTGTCCACGAGCTTCACAACGTCGCCATAGAAGATCGACGTATCGTAGCCCGAGACAATCGGGATTTGGCGGGTGGCACCAGCAAACACCTGACCGCCGATCAGGTTGATCGGAAGAAGCCCATAGGGGGCCGAAACAGTAGGATATGCCATTCTAAGCTCCTAGCTTATCTGCCTTTGCCGAACGATGTCGAAGACTTCTTCTCGCGGAAGAGAGGCATCCGAGCATCGTTTTCTCGCATGAAGTTGTTGTCCACGCTCTCCATCTGGGCCTGATTTTTCTGCGAGAAGTAGTCCTTCCGCTGGATCATCATTTCCGTAGGGATTTTGCAGAGCAACAGTCCTGCGACTTCGATGTTGTCCTTGAACCGGCTGTCGGGATCGACCAGCATCCGAAACTGCGGCTGCTCTTCGATACGGACCGGCTCCCAACCTTCCCGGAGTTTGGCCGAGACGTTGCGCGGGTCGGACTGACCCAGCGTGGTGACACGAACCCACCGATACGAGTAGCCGGGCTGCTTGTCGGGTTCGGGCAGCGTTGACGCTGGTTGCCAAACCTTCGGGCGCTCCGCTTCTACGCGGGTGTCAAGTTCACGTGCGAGGCGAGTTTCTGCCATTGTTAACGCTCCATCTTCATGAGTTCACGAGCATACTGCTCGGGGGTCAGACCCAGCTTTTTCGCAATGGCGATCTGGGACTGCTTGAGTACGATCTTCTTGGCGGATGTACTGCGAGAAGCGGGTGCGACTACGTTAGCAGGCTTAGTCTCGGCGCGAGAAGACTTGCCGGTGGACGCTTTCTCTTCCCCGAAATATTCCGGGAAGCGACGGCGCATCGTTGTGTCGATGGCGCTCCAGTATTCGTCGGTACCCACAAACTGCGGGCCACGTTCGCGTTCGAGCTTCTGGTGAAGCCCGAGAGCCGAGGCCGTCATCTCCGGGTCCGTTCCCCACCACGTATTGCGCTCTTGCCACGCTTGCGTCTTGGCGTCCGGCTGCGGAATAGCCACAGGCTGTTGAGGAGTTTGTACCTCAGTCGTTGCACCTTGTAAAGTAGGACGATACGCAGCAACCTGCTGCAGCTTATATTGCGCTGCCGACAGCTTCTCCTGCGCCTCAAGCACCTTGTCGGTATCACCCGCTTCGTAGGCATCGCGATAGGCCCGGCGCGCTTCGGCCAGTTCCATCTCGGCGTTCTGCTTGTAGGTGCCGACAAGCTCCTGCTCACCCTGCGACAGCGTGCGCCGAAGCTGTTCGGCCTCCTGACGGTACCGCTGGGCAGCAGCCAAAGCCTCGTTCTGTTCACGCATCAACCGCTCTTTTTCACGGCGTTCGTCGTGCCAGACCTTCTTCATCTGCTTGAGGCGAACCTTGACCTTCTCGGAATACTCTTCGAGTTCGTCAGCTTCGAGTTCGGCCACCAATTCGGCGGGCATCGGTTCACGGCCCCGGTCTTCCTCCGGGGTATCGTCCTCGACCTCGATCTCGGGCTTGGTGCCAACTTCATCACCTTCGATCTCGAAATCGAAGTCGTCGTCATTCGGCTTCGTAGCCATATCTACCTCCCTTACGCTCTGGAAATGCCACGGGGGTCTTCGACCACCGCTTCGACACTATCGTCATTGATGATGCGGAACTCGCGTCCATGTATCTTCACCCGGCTCCCGGCATGGGGGCGCGTGAGGATAAAGTCGCCTTCTTTGCACCAAGGACCGCTCGGGAACCGCTTCTCATCCTTGTAGGCATCGGGGCCAATCTTGATGACGAAAAGGACCGGGGTCGTCAGTTCTTCGAACTGCTTGGTCATGTCGGCCTTGTAGACGCCGCCTTCGGTCTTCTCCTCGACGTCTGGTACTCCGCATAGGATGCGGTAGCCCGACGGGTCAGGGAGCATCTTGGCGCGCTCTTCAATGGGGACTTCGGGTTCTGCGGGTTCGGACTTGAGGACTTTGCCGTTCAGTCCGACGAGGGCGGGTTTGGCCGCACCAATGATGTCAGTCATCGTCTCTTTCCATGCGTTGCGCGGTCTCTATGATGATGTTGTTCGCCATCAGAAGCCCACGGTATCGGCCACACGCGAACTTATATTCGCCGTGGTCCTTGGCTGTACCCAAGGCGAGGTCACCCTCGATCAGCTTGAGTTCTTCTTGGAGTTTACCCGATAGGTATTTCAGTAGATCATCGGCCATCACTCTTCCTTAGGTGGCTGGGTTGGGGAAACAGGGGTCTCCGGTTGCGCCCGGTCAAGTTGGTCACGGGCGATTTCGACGCCGAGCCGAAGCCCAGCCTCTTGCTGTTTGGCGGACAGGTTGGCCTTGTCCGTCGCAATTTTGACGCCAGCGTTGAGGCCAGCAATTTCCTTCTGAGCGGCGATGCGGGCCTGCTCGATCTCGATCTGGTCGTTCTTGGCGGCAGCGTCGATGGCGAGCTTCTGCGCCTTGATCTGCAGTTCCTGCTTCTTGAGTTCGAGTTCCTGCATCTGCATCTGCACGATGGGGTCTTGGGCCATCTGCTGGTTCTGCTGGGCCTGTGCCTCGGCTTTCTTCTTCTGAAGAAGCTGCTGGGCTGCGGCGGCAGCGAGACGCGAGATGGCAAGCTCGGTCTGCTCGTCCATATCGGTGTTGGGCGGTGGCAGCGGGACGCCAGCCTGCTCCTCGATCTGCTTGCGATAGGCGAAGGCCAGATGCTCTTGGATGTGAGCGGCCATAGCCGCCTGCATCGCCTGCGCGTTGGGCGACTGGC